GGTACCTGATAATCCGTATTGTTTAAGAGTACAGCTTTTTGAGGCCAGTAGGGTCTGTAACCCAAACAGCAGTGGTTCGTATGGTTTGCAGTCTTATTATGATGTTGAAATGACTAACAATAAAAATGGTAATCGTATTATTAACGGTATAGAAATAGATTCAGACGGAGCTGTTGTGGCCTATTGGGTTGCGAACAGAGTACCGTTTGATTTAACTAACCCGTCTGCACTTTTAAAGTGGCAGAGGGTAGAAGCCTTTGGAAGAGTAAGCGGAAAGCCAAATATTTTACAGATATCACATGAAGAACGACCAGAGCAGTACAGAGGTGTGCCAATATTGGCGCCAGTCATTGAAGTACTGAAGCAAGTCAGCCGTTATACTAATGCTGAGCTTACGGCAGCCATCATTAAATCGTTTTATACTTTGTTTTTTACGACTAATAACAATATTGATGATATGAATGATGTCCTAAGTTCAACTTATGGTCAAGCGGAAGCCGTAACACCAGAAGACCTGGCTCATGTTGAAGTTGGTCCGGGAACGCTTAATCTGCTGCCTCCTGGTGTCGATGTAAAATCGATGGATGCAAGCCGTACAATGTCAACTTTTGAACCATTTACAAATATGATGATCAGTCAGATCGGTGCAGCTATTGGAACACCAGCGGAGGTGTTACTTAGCCGTTTTCAATCTTCATACTCTGCAGCACGTGGAGCATTGTTACAAGCTGCCAGCAATTTTAAAACCAGACGTACCTGGTTTGCACGTGATTTTTGTCAGCCTGTTTATGAAGCTTGGCTGGCAGAGGCGGTTGCTATCGGTAGAATTAGCGCTCCTGGCTATGGTAGTGATCCAATCATAACTAAGGCATGGAGTAATGCTGATTGGTTTGGCCCTGTTATGGGGATGCTGGATCCTGTAAAAGAGGTAACTGGTGCGGCCTTACGCGTAAAATATGGTTTCTCTACCGGTGAACGTGAATCTGCGGAACTTACAGGTACTGATTACGATAGTAATATTGATCAGATAGCTATAGAACAGCAAACATGGCGAGCTAAAGGATTAGAACCGCCTAAGGTTGATAATACTGGTGGGAATGGGGGTGATAATGATGGAAAAATTTTGGCAGGTGAGGAATGATGTTAGTAGTGACGCTGAAATATTAATCTATGGACCAATCGCAGCAGAGCGGTCCTGGTTTGGTGATGAGGCAACGCCGCAGCAGTTTGCCCAGGATCTTAACGAACTTGGCGGCAGGGACGTTACCGTACGCATTAACAGCGGCGGCGGTGATGTATTTGCGGCTCATGCTATTCATAATTTGCTTAAGAGCTATAACGGGCGAGTCACGGCGGTAATTGACGGACTGGCAGCAAGCGCAGCAACGGTTGTAGCCGTGGCGGCAGATAAAATCATTATGCCGTCCAACTCGTTGATGATGATCCACGACCCGGCTATCGGCCTTAGCGGATACTATCCTGCGGCAGAACTGTCGAAGTTGGTAGAAGCGCTGGCTACTATCAAAACAAGCATTATCGCTGCCTATCGCAAGCGTTGTAAGGTATCGGACGAAGAAATCGAAAAGATGATGACCAATGAAACCTGGATGGGCGCTACAGAATGTAAGGAAAACGGTTTTGCTGACGAGATCATAGGAGGAGTTGCTGCTGCGTTAAATGGCAATACTTTGGTTATCAATTCAGTGTCTTATGATTTGAACCGTTTTGCAAATAGTGAAGCGGCAAAAAATAAATTTAAACAAAGTGAGGTTAGAGATATGCCAAGTGGTAAATTAGAAAAGTTTCTTAATGCTTTAGGATTGCAGGAACTGTTGGAAGATACTCAGACATCGGTTCCTGTTGGAAATCAGACAACAGTAAATAATACGTCTTCGGCTTCAGCGTCTGATAATATCGAAGCGGTGGAGGCTGCAGTAGTTGCCGAGCGTCAACGTGTACTTGATTTAGAAGCACTTGATGATGGTCAAAATGCCGCGATTACTGCGATTATTAACGAGGCCAAGAAAAGTGGAAAAACTGTTGAGGAAGTAAAAAATTATGTAGAAGCGATTAAAAATGCTGCTCCAGCAGGTGCGGTGGCTAATGCTGCGCAGAATGTTGTAGCCACTATGGTAGCCGACAATAAAAACTCTGGTGTTGATGGCGTTGCTGCCAATCCTGCGGCCGATGAGGCAGCCGTAAGTGCAGCGGCAGATGCGAAAGCATTGGATAAGATGGCCAAGGTAATGAATAGTAAATTTGGAGGTGCGAAATAATGGAAATGATTTCCAACATGAACGGAACTCATTATGATGAGCTTATTGGTGGTACAGCGGTACCGGTACTTACTAAAAACGTAACTCTGAAAGGTGTTACGGCCAGCTATAAGCGGGGCACATTGTTAGCTTTAGTTGGCGGTAAATATGAGATTGTAGATAGCACAGCATCTGAAAGCGGAGCTGATAAAGCATCTGTGATCCTTGCCAATGACATTGTTTTATCCGGGACCGACGTTGTTACTACAGTTTATATCAGCGGTCAATTTAATCGTGAAAAACTTATTGTGGCACAAACATCTGACAATGCCACTGCTCATGAAGAAGAACTGCGTGCGGTCAATATCTATTTGACCAGCGTGAAATAAGGAGGATGAAGATAATGCCTATTAATATTGACAATACCAGAACTTTGCTGCAGGCGATTGAGCGCACCAATCCGCCGACTACGACTTTGATTGATACCTTTTTCCCTGCGGTTAAAACCTTTTTGACGAATACCGTAGATATGGAATACCGCAAAGGTGGTCGCAGAATGGCGCCGTTTGTGGTACCGGGCAGCAAGGGTGTAAATATGAGCCGTAACGGTTCGCAGATCAGGTCTTATAAAGCTCCGCTGATGCGCCCTAAACGGACTATCGAAGCGTCTGATATTGAGCGTCGTGGTTTTGGGGAAGATATCTACAGCACTCGCACTCTGGCAGAACGTGCGCAAGAATTGCGCGCTTATGACATGGCAGAATTGATTGATGCCTGCGTCCGTCGTCAGGAGTGGATGGCTGCACAGCTTTTGATCAACGGTGAATACGAATGCAAAGGCTATGCCGACGATGGTGAAACTGTTGTTGTTGATACGATCACATTTTCTGAATTTGACAATAAAACAACTTTGTCCGGATCGGACACATGGGATAATGCTTCTGCTAAAATTTATGATGTCATGGGTGACGCATCTCAGAAGATCCGCCGCAACGCTGGTATGATTCCTACAGTGGCCCTGTGTTCACAGAATGTAGTATCCTACCTGCTTAATAACGAACAGCTTTATAAATATTTGTTGGTGCCAAGCCGTGAAAATTTAGCACTGATGAGTATTCAGCCGAAGCTGGTACGACCGGAATTGCTGCGAGTTGGTTACATTGAATCCCTTAATCTGGAAATCTACGCTTATGACGGCGTGTACGAGGGGGATGACGGCAATCTTGCCCAGTATATCCCTGATGATCATATGATTATTGGTGTTCCTGGTCGTGGAAAACGTCTCTTTGGCGCAGTAACTCAGCTGGAGGACGATAAACAATTTCGCACCTATGAAGGCACTTACATTCCGAAAGTAACCGGCAATACCGAAAGCGATACGACTACTCTGGCTATGTCCAGCCGCTGCGTAGTATGTCCGGAGTTTTTGGATGATTGGGCGACTTTGAGAGTTAAATAAGGAGGTTTGTAAATGGAACAAGTATTGATAAAGAAATTTTCATTGCGCCGTAATGGAGTGGTTTATAAAGCAGGCACTATTATTGAACTGCCGAATAGCGAAGCTGATGCTTTAGTAAAAGAGGCTCCAAAAGAATTTGAAAAAGTTGCTGTTACCGTAATTTCCGATGCTGATGCAGGTAGCGATAATAGCGAAGAAAAAGCCTTGAAGGATTATTCGAATGAAGAACTTAAGGCTATGTGTAAAGCTCGCGAGATTGAAATTCCGAAAAACGTTAACAAAGCAAAACTCGTTGAGTTGCTTGAAGCAGTAAATAATGCTGAGGAGGGGGCTCTGCCTCCGGTAAATACAGCAGCAACGGTCAAATGAAAACCTTTCGTGAGCAGATAGCCGCAGATAATACTGCGGCTTTTATAAATTTTTTGGAATTTGCCGAGGAACATAATCTTAACGGAATTTTATGTGACGCAATCATACAGGATGTTTCTATTGCAGAAAGTTTATCAACAGGAAATGGAGCTGATCAAACTTATGCAGGGATCTATGGTAGTAGGCTGCAGATAAATTGCTTGGCAGAAGCTTTGCCTGAGCTTCCTGTGTATGGACAGCTTTTCGGCATTGATGATAAGCAGTATCTGGTTGAGAGCTGTGCTGATGATATGGGAATTCTGACTATACAATTGGTGGCGAATGACAGATGATATCTATTGATGCAAAGGAAATAGAGAAAGCGAAGAGTCTGCTTAAGAATTATCCTCAGCAAGTAAAAGCAGCTGCAGCGAGTGCAATAAACCGTACGTCTACAATGGTAAAGACTGAAGTATCTAAAACCATCAGAAAGAACTATCTTATATCAGCAAAAGATATAAAGTCTACTTTAAGTATTAAACGTGCTTCCAGGTCAAAGCTTACTGGGATGATCAGTTCTATAGGGCAAGCACCGTTGATCACTGCTTTTAGAGTACGGACATATAAGAAAGGGCCAGTAAGGGTACAAGTAATGAAAAAAAATAAACCCAAACCAGTTCTAGGTTTATTTATTGGTTCTTCATTGAAAGGCTATGTTGGAGCTATGCAGCGTAAAAATTTAAGTATGCGTTATCCTTTGCGCATACCTCATGGCCCCAGTGTCCCGCAGATGTTTTCAGCAGAAAGCTCAATGAGTGTGATTGCCCCGTTTGCAGAAAAAACATTGAATCAAAGATTTTTACATGAAGTTTCATACCGTTATGGGAAATTTGGAGGACGTTAATGACACAAGTCGAATTGATGGAAAATTTGGCAGCGTTTCTAAAAAATGTTGTCCTGGAATATGAATCTCAGCAATCTGATGGGACTTATTCTCCGATAAATGTTTATCCCGGATACCTGCCGGTGAAAACTAATGCCAAGGAAAGTGAATCATGTATTTATGTGCTGGTTCTTGAATGTGAAGATGGTGATGAGCAGAGTGCAGCAAAGGTTGAAATAGGATTTAGCATCATTGACGGTGATACTTCTGAGGGGTGGCGCAGCTTGTTTAATCTTATGGAACATGTACGTCAGGCTTTGCTTAAAAAGCGTACTGTAGCAAATAAGCATCGACTTATACTACCGATAAAGTCTAAAGTAGTAGAAGATCAACCATTCCCCCAGTGGCAGGGATTAATGACGGTTAGTTATACATTGGGTAAACCAGTAGAGGAGGAAATAAACTATGGCTATTAATAAGAAAAATGTCCAAGCAGTAAAAGCTGAGCGTTTTATTTATGTTGGTCCGTCTTACAAAAACGGAAAGTTATTGAAATATCAGGTCTTCATTGGCGGGTTACCAACTCATATTGATGATGTATTTGAAAAGTGTCCACAAATTAAAAAACTGTTTGTAGCTGTTTCAGAATTGCCAGAAGCTGAAAGGGCTATTGCAAAAGCGGGAACACCTATGAATAAATATTACCAAGCTGCTGTTTTGGCACAAAAGGAGGAATAAGAATATGGCTTATAAACATGGTGTATATACATCGGAGGTACCGACATCGATTGTTCCAGCAGTAAATTCTACTGCTGGTTTGCCGGTGATTTTTGGAACAGCGCCGATTCATCTGGCAAGTAACAGAGCTGAGGTCAATAAACCCATTTTATGTTATACATATGCAGAAGCGGTAGCGGCTATGGGATATAGTGAAGATTGGGAGAAATACACTCTTTGTGAAACTATTTATAGCCAATATTCGCTTTATGCAGTTTCACCGACAGTTTTTGTTAATGTTTTAGATCCCAAAAAACATAAAGCGACGGTCAGTGATAAAGAGGTTCAGTTCAGCAGTGAAAAAACTGTGATTGTAAATGATCCAGTCTTGCTTGAAACATTGAAAGTAAAAAAAGCATCTGCCGGACAACCGTTGACGGAAGGCGTTGACTATGAAGCTGCTTTTGACAGTGATGGGAATTTAGTAATTACTGCATTAAGTGGTGGGCAGCTTACAGA